TCATATCCTACTTCTAAAGCCGTTGTAATAATGTCTTCAAAAATCTTAGCATCTTTCAACTTTTTCTGTAGAGTTGAAAGATTCCTGAATCTGGCTTTCAAGAATATCTTATCATATTCACGGTTTGTTATCTTTTCCATAACCTCAGGCCAGGCAATCTGATAGTTATTGATTAGCTTTCTTGTGTATTCAGTCATGAGCACTCCCAGATTATCGTTTGGAAAAACTGGATCGATTGAGCCGCTTGTGTACTTATCGCTAATGTAATTCAAGAAATCAAATTGATCAACTTTGAATTTTTCAGACAGGGAGTCCATTAATCCAATTTGATAAAATGTATGACCTGGGATATTCGTATCGAATATTCCTAATTCGCCAAAATAGGCATAGAGTGATTTACTTGATTTCTTTTCCATTGTAAGTATTTTACTAGAACTCCGTCATTGGGTTCTATGTCTAACCGATTTTCATAAAAAATATCCCAAGAATCTGCAGCATATTGTCCAATGCCGTACAGTTCCTTGGGGTGTTGCCAATCCTTATCAATCCAGTCAAAGCTGAATTTAATTAATGTTTTGGCTCTTTTGTTATAGAAGCCTAGCGGTTTAAGGAGTTGTGAAAGTTCTGCAGGATCGGCAATTGACAGTTCAACCGCATCTGGATAACGACGAAAGAGTTCATCACGAACTCTATCGACTTGAACTCTTCGAGTACAGTTAAGCAGAATACAACACACTTGGGATTTCCAAGGGTCGCTATGATAAATTTCTTGCAATAACTCGTATGGGCTCATTATACCTTTTTGAATCCAGCAAAGTGAGTAATGAAGTGCTTACCGTTTGCTGTTCTTGGGTTAACGAAGATTCTGTCAAAATTATTTCCGAAAATTTCCATGATCTCATTGAATTTAGCTGCACGGTTTTCAAGTAACCAACTGTAATGGAAGTGGTATTCAACGATGAATAGCTTCAACTGATCGAAACTTTCCTTATTGATTGCCTTGATCATATCGTATTCAAGACCCTCAATGTCCATCTTGATGCAGGTGATTCCCTTTTCCTTGATGATTGTGTTAATATTCTCAGCCGGAACGGTTGTTACCTGACGTCCTCGGATTGGATGAACGCTGTGCTTGCCGGAATCTTGAGATAAGAAGAATTCTACGGATTCAGAATCGTCTGCTACTATTGCTTTTTCAATTAGCTCGCAACGATCTTGTACATGATTCATTTCAATATTTTGCTGAGCAAACTCAACGTTATTGTGAAACGGTTCGTAAGAATAAACTTTTTGAATTCTTGGAAATTGGGTTAGCAAACGAGTTGCAAATATTCCAATGTGACCGCCTGCATCCAACCAAACATCTTCTTCGTTCAAATCCTCAAGAGTCAATGGACCACCTGGGTTTTGAGCATAATGCGGTATGAACAGAGGTTTAAAATACTCTCCACCCGTAGGTTTTGTTGAGATATTTTGAGAAACATTGAATTTTACCTCTTCCTCAGATCTAACTAGAAATTGATAGTCATGGTATTTGGTCTTCTTTTCGAAAACTTGAAGGGTTCCATTAATTCGAGCCTCTTCGATTGAGCATAGTACGTCAGCCATTTTTACATTGTCTTTAGATGATATTATACTAAAGATTATGCGCTTTGGTCTAGAGTAACGTCCTTTTCTTTAATAGAAAGTTCGTCTGGATTTTCAGGATTTGGGCCGGATTGTTGATAGTCCTTGTATTTAGAAGAGTCAATCTTTTCAATCTCTTCAGGCTTAACTGATTTGTACTTATTATCAGATCCCATTACCTTGTAGGTTTTACCAACTGAATCAATTCCAACAATTGTTGCGGATTGACCTGACTTCAACATGACACGCTGGCCAGTTGCGTACTTAGCTGCAGTTGGGGACACTAACGTAATGTCCTCGGACTCACTTAAGCTTTTTTTTTGGACTGATCTACTAGGATGTACTGATTCTTTAGAGCATTAACGTTCTTTTCAATTGACATTCTAAGTTCGTTTAATTTCTCTTTATTATCAGCAGAGATTGTTGAATCTGATAAAGCTTCATTGATTTGAGAAATAGTTTTTTCTAATTTCTCTAAGTTAACTTCAATTACAGATTTCTCTGAATTAAGTTCCTTGATTTTAGCGTCTCTTTCTTCTAATTGAATTGAATATAGTTCGCTAACATCATACTTGAAGTTTTCCATTACGTAATTGTGGAAAGTTAAGTCCTTCATCTTCTTAAGAATACGAGTGTCTCCTAATTTTTCAAAAACGAAAATATTTTCTCCAAGATTTAAAACGATTGAATTTCTTCCAAGTCTTTCGTTAACGATTGATTTACCAAATTCGATATTAACAATAAGATCTAAGTTATCAAAGATCTTAGTAAGAGCTCTACGGATGTCAAGTGATTCCATTACGAAAAGTTCGGTCAATCTAACGTTGTCTAAATTCTCAACAACTGCACCATTCAACTTAAGGTTTAATGTGCCGTTCTCGTTAATTCCGAATGCAACAGTTATATTATTACCTTTGGCAACGATATCTGAACCTGATTCTTTAAAGTTCAAGAATCTAAAAGCTTCACAGATTTCAAAGAACTCAGGAAATTCTTGAGCATCTTCCGCTGTTACTTGAGCAGGATCCTCATTTTCTGAAACTTTAATGAATTTATTATCGATGAAAATTAATGCATCGCTTTCTGTAACCTTGTAAAAAGGAGCAACGATTGGTTTTACTTGAGCGTCACCATTGCCGATTCCCAAATTAAAGGTTCCATCAGTTTTTGCCTCTAGCATGCTTACTGTGTTAATAAGTCTACTAACTACTGGCAAATTAGCAAAAGAACGCAATTTCATTTTGATACCGTCTGACGTTTCAATTCCTTCTAATACTGCTTGCTCAAGAAGAGCGCATGCATCTTTGTAAAGAACTGGACCTGCCATTCTCATTTCAAAAACAGCGTTTAATACTTCTAGCTTTACGCGATTATTATTAACGTATGTTGAAAGTTCTTCCAAAATTCCAGCAACCGTTTTATCGTAAGCGAACTTAGAAAGACCTTCGTATACAAAACCTAAAGCTCTGTATTCTGGCATAGAATTAACAGCCTCTTCCAATCTAGCAACTGTATGCTTGAAAACTGGATCTCCATAAGTTTCAGATTCTTTAATAGCTTGAAGTTTGATCTTTAGACCAGCTTCCTTAGCCATGTTCTGAAGACTTGCTGTAGGTTTTTCAGCCATTTTCTTAAATTTAGCAACGACTTCCTTAATGTTTTCGTTTACCATCTCAGTAGCAAATTGCTCCAGAGTTTCTAGAGAATTTTCTAAGATTTGATCAGGTGCAACACCCAACATAAGTGAATTGTTGATTGATTCAAGCACAACCTTTGCGGCAATGCTAGAATTTATGCTCGGATTAGATTTGAGCTCAGTTGTTAGTTCTTGTATGAGACCGTTCATTGAAACGCTTGTCTTTTTTTATTATTTATCAGCTTATATCGCTAAGTTTATTTATCTGCAGATACTGGAGTTATTTATTCATCAGAGCTAATCTAAGTGAATTAGTTATCTTCGTGGCCCTCCTCCTGCATTTGGATTTCTTGGGCCTTGCGATCTGCGAGTAGTCGTAGGAACCGGGTCCTCTTGGATGATATTCACTAGACTAACGTTTTCAGTGTCAACGTTTACGAATACTACGTCAGCATAAGGATTCAATTGTCCAGCAATTGGATTTATTGACCTAATCGTCTCTAGTTGAGGAGTTTCAACTGCTGGCGCTAAAAAGCTTCTGCTTCTAGTGAGTCGTTTGTTTAGAGCCTGATTAGTTGCCTCTAGCGAGGAGATCTTCTCTCTTAGTTCAGAAATAATGGTTTGTGGATCATTTAGAAGTGCATTTTGAGCAGCTTCATTTGCTCTCAACACAGTTGAGTATTGTGATGAAGGTAACCATCGACCTGTATACAATAAGGTTTCAGTACCATCCTCACCAATTAAAGAAATAAACATGGTTGTGTCAGTTGACTCAAGAATTTTCTTTGCCTGATCCTTAGGTATTCTGAATGCCAATTGACCTTTACTAGGATCTACGTAAGCTGGATCAGTAAGTCCGTTATAAACAAATTTCGAATCTGACCCAAATGTTAATGTGAATGTTGAATTATTGTTCAAGTTAGCCGGAGTTTGAATCGCCGGATTTATCGGATTCTTTTCGTATACTGTGATCTTAAAAAAGTTATCAGTAGGATCGATTGGAATAATTAATTCGCCCTGTCCAAAAATAACCTCCATTGAACCGTCTCCGTATTTAAGTAAAGCGTTCTTTTGACTTATTTGAATGTTCGCTTGTTTATAAAATACTGGAACTCCAACCTTAACCTCTTTTTCTATCACAGTAGGAGGAGCGACCATTTGAGAAGTCGCAGCTTGTGGTGTTTTACCTCCAGTAAATAAGTTAGAGATTTCAAGGTTCTTTTGAATGATTCTATTGTAAACCTTCATTGATTGAGGCTTATCGGCTAATTCAAGCTTAGCTAAGTACTTGCCGTATTTGTTTGGATTAAACAGAGACATTGATCCAGTTCTGATGATCTGATCTCCGGTCTTTTTATTCAGAAGCCTAAGAACGTAGTCGATCGACATCGAAACGGCAAAACCTGCCTCCTTCAAGATTGGACGATAGCTTAGAGCAGTATCAAAGTTATCCTCTTGGTAAACCATGAAATTTCCAGAAGGCACTAGGGCTGTTCCAACCTGTTCGTATACTTGAAGCTGGTGAATGAATATCCAATCATTGTCTGGACCCTTTGCATTTAGCGTTGAAATTAAGTCTTCTGCAAATGTTCCATTCCATGTTGCAAAGAACTCAATATAGTCTCCATCGGTTGCCTCTTGAATGATTGCACCTAGGCTATCAAACTCATTGATTTGAGGAACCGATCCTTCGAAATAGTTTGCAACTCGGTATAGCTCGTACTTCTCTCCATTTTCTGGATAATAATCTTCGTACGTAGCTTCAATTAACGAAACTGTGATTGGAGCCTCCTTGATGAAACCTGTCCCGTTAGTTAATGCATACTCAAATGAAGCTGATCCAAATTGATTGAAGTCTTCTGCTAAGTAAGATAGAGTAGGGACCTTAATGTCAACGTATCTATCATAGATCGTATTAGTTAAGTATAACGGCTTCGGATTGAACGTTAAAAGAGTTTGGGCAGTTTGCGCATCTACTAATACATTTGCCAATTGCAATTGCTTTAAGTCATTCAGTTTTTGACGAGCACCTAGAATAATATTTTCAACTTCCGTGAAATTAAAACCTGATGCAAAATGGAACCTCATCGTATCCATTATTGTAAAACTGCTTAAGCTTGCAGAAATTTGAGTCTCAGTAATACTTGGGTCATATTGAGTGTAAATCGGTAAATCGGTAAGATCTACTCTAATTAATCGCGAACCGCCTATCGCAACAACGCTCTGGCCTCTCGTATTTTTAGTAATGCTATCGTATGCATCAGTATTGTATACCTGATAACCGTCAACGTGCTTGTTGTCAACGAAATAGTATTGGGAATTGACAATGTCTGGAGCAGGATCTCCTAATGGAGTCATCATGTACTCCAATACACAGTAATCAGTTAGCGTTACAAATCTAGAAATCATTATTTCTTTAATTTAATTTTCCAGTACAGTCCACCTTGGATAGACACGGTTTTGTCTGCTGAATATCCAACTCCGACGCTGTACACTTTGTCTGTTTTGGTTTTTAACATTAACGATGGACCTGCATAGTTAACAACATTTACCCTATCGAATCCTCCTACTAAACCAATATAAACTTGGTTTTTTGGAAGTTCTTTAACGATTAGAGTTTCTTTTATAGTCGTCTTATTTACTTGAGCATTCCATAATCTACCTAACAAGCTGTTTTGTGAAACTGTATCATTAACTACAATATAACCTAACGAATCTGCTAATTTTAAAGTGTCTATGTAAACTCGTTTAGCGTAATAATCTTTTACCACTTGTAACGTATCAAAGCTCATTGGGATCGGTACGTAGATCGTAGTGTCGTGGTAAACGTCTTTACCCTTTTTGTAAACAACCGTTTCCGTTTTTTCAATAAAGGTATCAATATCGTGTTTCAATACTTCGTATTTTTTACCATCAATCTTAACGGTATTTCCAGGTTTAGAGTCTCCACCTTCGCACGATCTCATTAGTACAATGATCAATACTAACACGATTAGCAGCATCGATTTTAAATCTAGTTTCAATAAGGGTTTAAACATTTAATTCTGACATAATTTTGTAGAAGTCTGGAGCTTGACCAGTCTCTTCTATTATTTTATCTATTAGAGATTTTTCACGGTTCTTATTGTTGTCTAGTGCTGTCTCTAATTCAGTTTTTCTAAAATTAAGCAGTTGAGTCATTCTTTCAAGCTCATTAATTCCAGCAGTTATCTTGCTGTACTCGTTTACGATTTCTCGAATTTCGTTTATGTGTTCCATATTATAATTGTTCGATTTTAACTCTGATTTTACCTGACATCAATGCTGCATATATTGCCTGCATATAAAATTCGCTCTGATTCATTCCAGATTGAGCAGTGGCAGGTTGAGCAGATGCGTCAGCTTGGGCAGCTTGTCTATTTGCAGACTGCATTGAATTAACTGTACTGCTCTGATCAATTTTTGTACCTTCATTTGTAACGTTAGTTGTACTTGAACTCTGCGGAGAGAAGGTGCTAAATGATGAACTTAAGTTGTTTATCGATTCAGGCAACTCTCTAGTTAATTTACTAACACTCTTCTCTAAAGTTTTATCTGGTGTTAGTAATTGTTTCACCGAATTTGAATCTGCTAGCTTTGAAGATTTTACGCTAGCTATATCAGACTCAACCTTTGACTTAGCTGAGTTAACTACATCAGAGACAGAGTCCTTTTTTTCGTTTGCTGCACTCAATATTTTATCAGCACTATCGAACTTTACACCCTCCTTAATGAGACCTTCTTTAAAATCAGCTGATCCAAAACTTGAAAGAATTAAATCTTCAGGAGATGTTGCTTTTTCAATGGTCGATTTTTGAGAAGTTTCTTTATTTGAAATCAGCTCCTTTAATAGAGTTGATCCTTGAGTTATGATTGAAGATGCGGAATTTTTAGAGACTTCAGTATTTTTACCAGCAGAACTAGAGATTTCCGTATTTTTACTAGCGGAACTAACACTATCAAATACTGATTTTAAGACCTCGCTAGTAGTTGCAGTTGCAATAGCTTTTCCAAATTGATTAATTGTAGTTGAATTAACGTTTGTAGTTGAAATGGGCGAGGCCGCTGCCTGCACAACATTGCCGGAAGTAGCAACAGTTGCGGCTAATGGAGCAGGTCTTTCAATCTCAACCGGCACTGTCACAATCTTTATTGTTTCAATCTGGTCAGGCTTAACTGTTGGAATTGGAGTTGACTTAACTTCAGACTCAGCGGATTTAGGTTCAGCGGTTTTAGGGACATCGACCGAATTTTCAATCGGCAAAGACTTTAAATTAGTCGTAGATTCGCTACCAGCTGGCTTGCCCGCCTCAGTCAAAAGAACCTGTTCCCCAGTCACGGAAGGCGGTTGCGACTTTTCTGCATTAATTGCAGCGTCAAGCACAATGTCCGGAGTAGGAATTGAGGTATCAGTTAATTTTAAGTCTATCTGACCTTCGCTAATGTCTTCCACTTAATTAAGTTCTTTTGGTTATTTATTAAAAAACAAAGGACCTGAGCAAATTATGCGTCAAGTCCAGTTTGAATTTCGAATACTTCTTGAGTATTTGCACCAGACTCGTCTATTAAGAATTTGACATAGCTTAGATACTCATAGAAAGGTAATCCGTAAAGTTCGGTTATCGATTGGTGCAGCTTCACTGCCAGGAGACGATTAGTCTCAAATAAGTTGGTCAAGTCTACCTGAAATAAGGAAAAGATCTTTGACAGTGAAGCTGTTTGACGAAAAAATTGATGACGTCAATTTTGCTCCACACTTAGGACACTGTGCAGTTACTGAGTTATCTCGTGAAGTTTGTACCTGATCGACGAACTTGGTAATGAATGTGAATTTGTTAATATGCCAACCTAGAGTTTCTGACTGTAGGGCTGCATATTCTTGCTGGCCGAACTTCGTCCAATCCTGAATGATGTAAGGTGCAATTTTTATGAAAGATTTATCGATTTGTCGATTTAGATTCTTGGCTTCGGCTATTCTCTTGCGAAGTCTTTCAATCACTCCGATCGTCGGCATGTAAAGATAGAAAGTTTCATTTAGTTTTTGAGAAACAACTTCAAAACATTTATACTCAGCTGAATACCATGGCTCAAGTTCAGCAGGAAATTCAAAAAATTGAAGCATGTTACTTCTAACTTTAACATCATCGTTGAATTTACCATCTTCTGAACATGTTTCAGCACATTGTAATTTGACAAAAAGTTCATTCTGTCCGTCTGGGAAACTTATTTCATGAATCAAAAAGATTACGTACAGTCTGTCAATTTCTAGAATGTCTCTCCAAGTCAACCAGGATTGACCTCCTTTGATTTTGAACCTTGTACACTTTTCAATTATGAAATTTAACTTGTCGTCTATGTCAAGAACATCGTCCTCGTCAATTGTTGACCAATGGCGTATTTCAGAAACCGTTGCTGCTCTAATCGTTAATTCTGAACCGTCAGCGTAGAACATTCCACCGGACGGTAAATTCTCAAGAGGTACGTTTTTCCAGTACCCATCGTTTGCTCCAGAAATTGAGGATTCTTCAGCAATTTGAACTGATCTGGCTGTTCCTAAATTAGTTTTTGGTGATGGCATCTCCGGTTCAATCGACTTGGGTGTGTCGTTTGAATTTTTGCCGTACTTTAAGTCTTCTTGTTCAAGAAATGAAGATATTTCTTCACCTTCTCCACCAAGAGCCTTCTCTTGTTCTATTGGCATAATTATTTGTTCTTTTAAGATTATATCACGAAATCCAGGAAGGTTTTCGCTACGTGGGAGTTAGACTCATTAAGTCTAGTCAATGTTTCGGGGTAAACCTCAACCAGTTTCATTGATTTTGGATCTCTAATGAACGCTCGGATTGTCTGGTTAGGCTTATCGATTTTAAAACTTTCGAATTTACCTATGATAGATTCGCCCTCTCCCTTTTTACCTTTGAATGGAGAATTGACCTTGATTCCACTTATTCTGGAACCTGCTTTAAAGGCTTGATTTAAGTGTTTGACCTCTCTATCGAAATCGTCGATATTAACTGTCTGAGCTCTAGACAGATCAGATAACGGGAGTACCTTAATTGAGATACCTCCTGAAAAATTACTTCTGGACGCAACAAAGTTAAAATCGCTCTTTCCATAGAAAGGCAATCCCTTGAGTGCTTGTTGTCTTTGTCCAAATGTAAGTACTGGTCCCATTATCTACTAAATGTTGTTGGAATACCTAATAGAACTACTGTTACTCCAGCGCCAACTGTGATCTTTGAAATAACCGCATAGAAGGTCTCACCGGCATTAATTCTAACGATTGCGCCAGTGCCTGCAGTACCTTGATCCGCAGTCTTAACTGTTACTGAAATAGCTGACCCGCTTGGGTTATGAATACCGTACCAGGTGTCAGTGAAGTAACCGACTCCTGTATCGTTGGCATTGTTTAGTCCACGATTAGATCCATTTACGAAAGCTGGCGTGTAATCGACTGAATTGTTTGAGTCAGTGTGAGTTTTTAAAAGTTTTGCAACTGATGAATGATTCATTTCTTTTTAAATTTTTTAGCAAGCACAGTTGTTTGGATCCGGATTGCCCTTTACATAGATTACCATACCTCTCACCTTAACACTAAAATTAGGATTTGGGTTGTATATCTCTATCTTATTTATTAGCTTAGCAACATTACGAGTCATTGGATTACCTAAGTGAGAAAAGAAGTTGCTTATTGGGTGAGTCGATTCGTTTAGGTCTTGATCAATCAGCTTAACTTCGCATGATTGGTCTGCCGGTAAAACATCTGAGCCGTTTTTGTCTAGTACTGGATAATCAATGTAAAGGATACAACCTCTAACGTAATTACGATCAGCCTGTAGAATAAAATAGTAAGGAGTTGAGGATGGGCTAGACGAAGGAGTAGACGAAGGTCCAGTATATCCAGCTGGAATCATGTACTCTGTACCTGCACCTAGCGGATAGTATAGGTCTTCGCCCGATGGGCTGCTTGATAAAATATCCTCTAATGAGTTATCGTACACCGACAGTCTCTCTTCTGCACAAACCTCAAAATCGATAAGTAGGTGACCGTCTACTGGATATAAAAGTTTTTCAAGATCACAAAATTTAGCCTCAGTTTTTCCCCGATTTACGATAATGAAACACTTGTCTAATATCTTTAGAACTTTTTTACTTGGGTCAGACGAACACAGATTCGCAAATGAGTTATTTACTCTTTGTGGAATCGGATCATCTTGGAAATTAATGTATGGCATTCAAGGTAGACTATTTTTAAATCCTATCACTAAATGATATTCTGGCTCCTCGAGCTAGCGCATCATCTGAAGATCTAGATTGGCTTATGTTGCTATTATTATCTACCTCAGGTACAGTTGTAATTTCCACGGGAGTTTCAACCTCCAGTTGAGTTGTAGAAAAGCGGTTGTCTTCAATCATGAATGGAAAATCTTCAACCGATTCATCAATGTGCTCATACGCGCCGTCTGGCCCTATTTGAAAATCATCGCTTACGTATGGTACGTCCTTTTCAGGTTCAGCCGCTTCAACTTCTGATTCATTTACAGTATCATTTACAGTATCATTTACTGTATCGTTTACAGGTTCGTCGGCCGGCTTAATGTAATCGACCAATGACTTGATGAAGCCTAGTGCAACAATCGGTAGAATCGCTCCACTGACTATTGACAAGACTCTTTTTTGATAAATTAGTTCCTCGTCGACTAGTCCAAATAGTTCAATCCAGCCTTGAAAATTAATTAAGTGAACGTACGTGTAATAGGTGTTACCCATTGCCTGCATCAATGTCAGTAAAATGAAGAGTCCCCAAACAATACCCTTATTCATTTTATCGAGGGTAATGATTGAGGCTAATGAAGCAGCTGCTCCGACTTCAAACGCAATGGCTAAGCTAATCGCTAGCCATTTTGGATTCGACATTAAGAAGAAATCAATAACGTGAATCGTTGAAATGATCGAAACTAGTAGGTATAGAGTAACAAACGTACTTATTATGAATATGTGCGTTGCCTTCTTTGTCATTATTTAGACTTCTGTATTTTTTCAATTTGAGCATCATACTCGTGCATACGATCATCAGGGCGAACTGCTGTTCTAACTACTGCATTCCAGTCGTACAGGGTACGTTTTGATGCACGTAATCCTTCGATCTCGATCATCTTTTGTAGGTCAGATGTGTATACTGAATCGATTCTTTGATTCATTACTTTTGCCTGCTTTTCAATCTTGCTAACTCGGCTTGATGTGCTGCAATGTTGAACAAAGATTACGAATAGTAATCCCAAGACAATTTTTTCAAAATGGAGTTTAATGAATTTCATAAATTACGAAATGTTTTTAGTTATTTATTCACTTACTGTTGAGTTTATTAAGAGTTGAATCTTTCACGAATTCCCAATTTTCACCTATCCAAAATCCCAGGTGAACTAGGTAATAGGTTGCAATTCCCAATATAGCGGCTCTAACGACGTCAGAAAAGACCGTTTCAACTCGATATTTAATAGTGACTAAATATGCGTAATAGTCATCGTCCTTTATTCGCTTTGATGAAACGTCAACTATCTCGGTTAGGTTACGATCCGCGAATATTCCTTGGACTTTAGAAACCGATTCAAACACTCGGCTCTTCTCAAGATCAATCAAGTCGCCGGTTGCTAACTGTAACTCAGGTTCTAAATTAACAACATAATAAACTCTACAGAGTCCATCAGTTCTCATTCTTTTTGATCTAAAAATTCCGGCTGCTTCAATAGATTTAATTTGTTTACGATAGAACCAGTAATTAGTAATGTCCTTTACTATCGTTCGTACTGAGCCAATGGCTTCAATTGGATTAATTAAGTTTAGTAGTCCCATATTTAAAAGTATTCTTTTAATCTGTCAATCATTTCTGGATTTTTTTCCAAAACTGCTTCCCTTAGCATTTTACGAGCCTTTCTGATCTTGGTTTTAACTGTGTTGAGATTCATATCGTATTTTTCAGCAATTTCATTACCCCGCATGTGATTCATTTCTTTGTCTATTAGAATCGACTTCTCTATGCATTCCGGCAATCCGCTAAGTTCAGTTTGAGTCATACTGTACAAATCATCCATGTAAATTTCCCTTTCAAATGTATGTACCGAGTCGTCCGGTAGATTCAAAGGTTTCGTTAAATTATCAAGGCTCTGAGCGAATTGGACCTTTAATTTATGCTGATGTAATAGAGCCTCGTTCTTAGCAATCGTGTAAATCCACGTGGTGAAGCGATATGAATCGCTATACGAAGTAAGTCCTTTAAATATCTTGAATAGAGTATTGTGAAGGACTTCTTCCGTTTCATCGGGGTCATTAAAGAACTTCCAAATGAAGAACTTTAATTTCGGATACATGATTGAGGCTAACCTATTTCTATCTTTTTCCGTGTAATTGCCGCTCTTTATTAGTTCGGCAAGGCTTTGCATTTCGTCGTTTAGTTGTTTGTTAATTAGGTCGTACGCGCTCATTAATCTATTTTTAGTTGAAGTGTTTAGGGTTTTCTGATTTCCATTTTTCGTAGCGTTCAGTAATTTGGATAAGGATTTTGTTTCTCACAATGTCCTCATCTCTAAATGTATGAATGCCTAAGTTATTAATTCCTTCCAATAATTTAATGAATTCAGGTAAAGCTACTTTACTCTTTGCGATGTCATACTGGCTAACATCTCCACAAATTAACACCTTAGAGTCCTTTCCCATACGGGTTATGAACAGCATAAGTTGTTTAAAATCAGCATTTTGAGCTTCATCTAGAATCATTAGGCAATTATCAAACGTTGCTCCTCTCATGTAGGCAAGAGGTCTAAACTCAATAACGCCGGTCGATTCAAGCCAGCCAACACAATTTGGATCATGTAACAATTTTACCAAATTTGAACGATAACTTTCCATAAATGGATCAATTTTATCCTTAATTTCGCCTGGCAAGAATCCAAGTTTTTCGCCAGACTCTTGAATCGGCTTAGATAGAATGATCTTTTTTATTTTCCCTGACATGTATAGTTTTAGAGCAGCTAGGCAGGCTGTGAACGTTTTACTGGTTCCAGCTGGACCGTAACAGAAAGTTATTTCATTGGTCATGATCTTTTGGCAGTAGCTCTCCTGAGAAGGCTTAAGATTGACCGTACGTAGGTCCTTTTCGGTGACCTCCAATTTTGGAGTGTGTGCTCTTCTTTTAACTTGTTTTTCTGGCATTTGATTTTGTTTTTTTAGATGGTTCATTGATTTTGGATAATAAATTTTGACAGTTTGCGCAAGACTCGTAGTCTTCTATCTGTTTATAGAAGTTAATTGCTTTGTCTAGGCAAATTGGCCAATCTTCTTGGCGTGCAACTACATCAATTTCTTCGTCGACTATCATCAACTTTTTGATGTAAATTTGTTGAGACTTCTTCTTCATTGCTGAGCTGATTGATTTTACAATCTTATCGAAGATCTCCTTTTTATTTTTTTCGTAATCGAAATCTAGTAAGTCGTCAGGTTTCATAAAATTTTATTGAGTATTGTTTCCGTAAAAATGGCCGAATAGTCGCTTGTACTCATCAACAGTATTTTCGTCGAATCGTTTTGTTGCTCCAGGTCTTTTTATTTCTGGAGTACGATTTAGGTCTCTTAGTATGTCATGGTTGTATCCTGAATCATGGCCCAAGTAAGCCTCTCCTAAAAATTGAGCGTAGGCTTTTTTGAGATAGTCAGAATCAAGTCTGTCCAATTCATCATTGACCAGCTCCCAAAAATTAGGTGATTCAAAAAAGGCTGCAGTCGATACGCATGTCATTGCTAAATCGTCATTGCCGTTTTGGCTTCGATATGTGCCGTTACCCGATTTACCGAACGATCCAAGTTCATGCACTGTTTTAAACTCATTAGGTAGAATTTTGTTAACTGCGGCCAAGTACTTGAAGCGTTCGCAGTACTTGGTCTTATTGGACTCAGTCATCTTTAATCCAGGCTTCCAATTAGTAGAAGAGGTCATGTGTTTTGAATGTACCAATTGCCCAGGCCAAAAGAGCTCGTTCTGTTGAATTTTATCCATTACGTAATCGCCCTTATGATCAAGCTCAATTAGGAGCCTAACTTTTTCTGGATTGAACACTTTATACGTCAAGTATTCAAGAACATTACTAAATTCGTTAATGTCCTTTTTGTTGCTTCTAAACGACGCGACTTGAACAAGTCCAAAAAAGTCGCCCTCATTCTTAATGAAGTCTTTCACCTGCTCTAGCATCTTGAGAGGTAATGCTGTGAATTTAAAAATATTGATGACAGAATAGTCACGTCCAACGCCTGACGCCGTATCTATTGAGAACACGTAAGTGTTGCCATCGTTTCTAATGTCATCTGGTGTTAATTTGTTAAAGTTTGGATGAACCGAGAAGCCTTCTAATAGGTCTAAATTCTCTGGAGTTTGGGCCCATTCTGGGACCACGTATGTAGTGCGGAATGAAAAGATCTTTTTTAGATCTTTTGAAGGCAGTAATAACTTATCTGAAGAGAAGAACTGAAGCCCGTATTCCTGATTGAAGTCTTCCTCAGAACCTAAGTTTGCAATCGTCATCTTCTTCCAGTCCTCATCTCTGCCTGGGACCTGCCACCAGTCAACTCTCAACGGTACGTAAGTATTCAAGCCGTTCATTGCATCCATGTAGATTTCGTAGAAACGGTTCATTCCATTCGGAGTTGAGGTTATAATTACCTTTGAGTTACTTGAAGCTGAAATAGTAGGATAGATCGCTCGATAAAAGAAATCTAAGTATGATGGATTGATGTGAGCGAACTCATCAATGTACAGTACGTGAATCGTAAAACCAATACCCGTATTTTTAGTGGTAGTACGGCCGATCAAACGACATCCGTTATCGAACTTAAGCGACATTACGTTATTTGAAATACAACCAGGCTTAAGGAAGAACGGTAGGTTCTCCAGCACCGATTTAATTTTGTCTAACACTTCTTTAGTAGTCGAGGCAACGTTCGCAACCGCTAGTACGTTTTTATCGGTGTGGAATATCAGGTACCATGCAATGAACACGCCCGACATAACGGTCTTACCGATCTGACGAGATGCCATTAGGCAATTGAATCGACTGTTCTTAAAAGATCTAATGATCTCTTCTTGATAGTCTCTTAATGTGATTTGTTGGATCCCGTCCTCTGTCATTACTTGAGCGTACTTTGACGCAAAGTAAACCGGGTCGTGCTTGCAACGTTTGATCTCCTCAAGCTCTTCGGGCGTGTACTCGAAAACGATATTTGCCTTCTTCCACACTGGATCATTATCTTTGAACGGCGAGTTTTTAATGGTCTTGATGTCAATCATACCATTCTCAAAGTCGTCAAGAAGTTTTTGAACCTTCTCGGTCGTCCAAATTGCACTGTTCTCCTGATCTAGATTGGAGAGTTTCATTTGGGTTCGACCTCCGCTGTTTGCTATAAAGTCTCTCATATTAATGAGTTAACGTCATCTAAGAAGTCATCATTATCATCCTCTTCCTGCATTACCGCGTTTGAAATTCCGCGTTCAGTCATAACCTCTACTTTTTTGGATGGGTGAGTTAAGTGCCTAGTGTCAGACAAGTCTTCCTCAACCTCGATTGCGTCAATCTCTTTCATTAGATTTTTTGTGCCAGCCGTTATGTAATAATCAGTGGTGCTTGTCGGTAAAGCCCGTTGCGATGATTCCGGATTAGTATCACGTTGAGTGATTTCCTGATTCATCTTACGATACGTATCCTCTAGGAATAGCATGTAGTTTGCTTGAGTCTTAACGACTGTGGTTAATTTATCTTGTAATTGCCCAAAGACCTCAAAAAGTCTAGGGTGGGTGTTTCCTTGGTTTATCTCCTCTGCAATTTTTTCAATTGCCATTCGGATTGTTTTTAGTTGAAAAAAGATATTTTGAATGCTTGAATTATCAAGAATCTGTTTCTGTTTTATGTAGTCGTGCTTTTCAATGACTCCAAGATCAACATAGAATTTTAGCATTGAGCCGGTTATGTCCTTTGCCTTTTTCTCAAATTCTGAATTCATTTCAATGAAGTCTAACGGTGGAGCAGCTGCGATCTCAGCAAGCTGTTCGTCAATGTTATCTTCTTCCGGAGTAGGTCCTCCTGAGTAATTTTTCAGTAGGTCCTCAAGCTCACTTTTGATTTGTGCCTTCTTTTCTTTTGTGAATACTCCGCTCATGGGATTAGTTAAGTCTGTTTTCGTTTTTGTCCAGAGCAGGATTTGCAAAAATCTTTATTTGCTTAACGGCTTCAATGTGCTCATACAGATAGGCTTCTAGATAGGCAATGAAAGCGTCCAAAATTGGATTTGCTCCAAACATCTGGTTAGACAAAATTCTTTTCATTAGGGCATTTTTGTACTTGTACCCTAAGTGAAGGCGATTGTCTTTTCTATTGTACACAACTTGATATAAAGAGTTTCTTATCATAGGATACCAATATTTTTACGAGGTATTTGAGCTTTTATTTGAATATTTAGAGCACCTAATGAAGTGTCAGATAGGCCTTCAGAGTATTGATTACCTTGTGAGTCTTTCCAACCTCCTCTAACTACAGGAAATTCGTCAAGTCCAATTACAATATCGTTAAATTCGTCTAATCCTACTAGATTCGTTGATGATGGATTTAGAGTTAGCGCATTCTCATTCGCCTCTCCAATTATGTTAACGTTTACTGAGTCAACACCCTTTAGATCTTCAATTACTCTAATTAAATCACTCTTTGGAACTCGATCCTGTCTTTTTAACTTAATGAAGTAATTTCCGATTGCATCAGCAATATCGGATTTTATAATGTCAGTAGTAATGTCATCGAACGCAATGATGCTAACGTTTAAAATGTATCTAGTGATTTTTGGGTCAACCACCTTTACGTCAGACGAAATCATTTTAGTTCCCGACTTTTCAATGTACTTCAAGAGTTCATTCTTTTGGAAAGCCGTTAATTTGAAATTAGCCGTTGCAAGATTAAAGTAGTCAGTGCCGTTATTAAACATCTGTGATACATCTGGAACCAAGAATAAGTTAATCATCCTTGAGTCTAATATATTGCCAGTCGCATCCTGATCCAAGAAAACTTTAATGGTTGAAAACATTTGCAGCTTCTGTAGAAGAATTTCGTAATTGTCTAGATTGACAAGGGCAAAACTCTTTGACGCCTTTGGCGCAATTAATCTAGTCAAAGTTGGATCTTCCGGATCCACTCCAAAATTTGGAGGACTTACGGTTGAGATGGTAAAGTAATCTGGCATCGTGATCTCTTCTCCAATTGGAGAAAACCCAGTATCAACAAAACTAAATATTACCTGTTTAACATCGTCAACTTTTACATTACCTGCAGAACCATCAGTCGTTAAGTACTCAACTACGATAGTTGAACCGGTTGTCGGTATTTTACCGAATGACCCGTTTCCAAAGTAAATGTCTAAACCATTAGTTATACCGGTCTTTGCGATAAACCCTTTTGCGTTTCTAGGAATGTCTAATAACGATTCGTACTTTGTCCAGGCTTCGCCATTTATATAAACATTGACCAAGAAATTATCTATGTAAAAATTGTTTGGAGCTCCAAGCTGATAGCTTTCAAAAGCTTGGCCCTTAGCGGTAAAGGTTTGAGATTCAATTTGGCCTTGTCTAATATTAAAGATTGCAGTAGTTTCAGCGCCAGTTAGAGCAAGCCTAACATCCTCCTGCGCAAGCTCAATTGCATAGATCAAACCGTTATTTTCGCATCTAACTCTAAATAAGTTATTTAAGATCACCTTTGAAGCTGGAGGATTGATATTAGGCTTTCGAATCATTCGGATTTGACCGGTTGCTCCAATTGCTCGACTTGGGTTATGGCCCGAAAGAGTTGCTAACGAGTAAATTGAAGAAACTCTACTCGCCTCATTGATGTTCAATTCAGTAACAGCGTCCTCAATGTAGTAAAAAATCAATTGACTTAAATTTTCTACAACGATCAAGAGCTGACCGAATGGGGAAGCCGCAGTAAATACTGATCTACTTTGTTTAAACTTATCCTGTAAAAACTGAATACTTTCACCAAGTATATCTCTGACTCTTATTTTCAGATTGGTGAAAAGCCTTAAGCTTGTGTTTGAGTTGCTAATGTCTGCCATTTAAAGGGTGACTTATTTTAGGTTATTTATCAGTCCTGTTGAAAATTTGTGAGAACTATGACCATCTATAAATAATGTAGTATAATAACATTATATGGGGGTGCTTGGATTTGACGTGGGCAGTTCAG